TCTTTACTAGCTCTTGTTAATACTTGTACTATTTTTGCCATTATCTTCTTCCGTCTGGTTGTATGTCTAATCTAAATGTACCAAGTTTCCAACTTTGACTAGCAGCAGTATTTTCTATTTTCATAGCTACCGCTCTTGCTCTTGCACGAGTATCTACTTTTGTAGTTGATGACGTTACATCAAATGGTCCAAGTGGTGAGCTAGCTTGTGAATTATTAGGATAGTTTTTTAATTGTATCGTAACTCTGGTTGAACCTGTTTGACTTATGAAATCAGGTACAAATCTTCTTATCTTCATTATAAACTCTCCATCTCCTCTTAAATCAGCTACACTTGTTGTTTGACCTCTTAGTGTTCTTTGACTTATATCGTAATCTCCAGATGAAATGTTTGCTGTGATTGCAGTAATAGTTCCATTTTTATTTTGATCGGTTCCTATTTCATGTTCATAGTAAGTTGTAATACCTTCTGTGTTTCCTACAACATCAAAAGATGTATCAGTATCTGCGTCGTATTCTGTTGCATGTGGACTTCCAAACACTGCAGAATCTTTCCACATAGTTCTAGATAATGTGCCATTTGTCCAAACTGGTCTTTGTGGTGAAGAGTCAAAATAATTATATGCAACCATTCTATTTACAACAGACGATGAAGATGTTGGATAAAACCAAATAACTTCACCAAACAAATTATTTAATCCAGCAGATATCATTTGATTACCTGAACTTAAATTTATATCGTCATAAACAAAATCCTCTACCAAACAAGGTAGAGATTCTAATTTACCAGCGTATCTAAAAAAACCATTTTCTGACATCCAGTATGCAGCACCATCAACTTCTACACATGCATTTTTTCCAATCAATCCACAGTTAGTTCCAACTTGTGCAAATGCAAATGTAAACGGTTGACCAACAAAACGTTGTGTAAATAAGGCTGTGTCAGTCCAAACATATAATGCATCTCTACCACGAATTGCTCCTATGATTCGTGATCCGTCGGCTAGTCTTTGTGTACCAGCTGTATTGGTTGCTGTGGGTGTATATGTATTTATATCTTCTTGATCAGAGAATCTTATAAACATATCATCTTGTGTAGATGTATCTCCAATAGTTGTCTCTGTGCCATAAAACACTAAGTGTCTATCAGGTGTTGATACAACCATGTGACGAGATGCTGTTGGTGCACCAGATATAATTGTTGCTCTTGTAGCTGTTGCATTTGATAAAGATGAGTCCCATTCAAACACAGAACCATTAACAATTAAACAAATTGCTTTGTCACCAAAATTATCTATGGACCACATACCAGGTTCAATAATTAAATCTCCTGATGCTGCTTCACCCCATGCAATGTAATCAGTTGAGTTTGTAACTGTTGCACCATCACTATGAGATGCCGCTGTTGTTCCTGCCACTCCTCTTGTTAATCCTGTTAATGTGTTTCCACTAACACCTGTGTAAGATATTTCTTCAGATCCAATAATAATAAAATTAGTTCCAGAATCAGGAAACTGTGAAGCGTCTGTTAATGTAAGAGTTGTTACTGATGCGTTAATAGCACCATTTAAAGTTGTGGTAACTGCTCCTGCAGCTTCACCACCCCAAGAACCTAATCCATATCCAAATCCTTTTGCTTGCACAGCTGGTCCTACTGGATAATAATGTTGTACTCTGATACCTCCTGATGTTGTTGCACCAGATCCAGATTCATTTGATGGCATTGTAATTGTTAGTGTTGTAGTTGAAGGCACAGTTGTTACCATAAATTTTTTATCGTCAAAATCAGATGCACCAAAGTTAGATCCTGTTATTGTGGTAAAATTATCTAATAGTATTATTTCACCTGCTGTAATATTATGAGCACCAGAAAAAGTTATAGTGACTGTCGGTGATCCATTTGTTGTGCTAAACGCACTTGTTAAAGTAGTTGTAGTTTTAATTGGATGTATGTCATAAAATATACCTCCTGAATATGCGTATAGAATTCTATTACTTCCTATAATTGCATATTTTCTACCTAAACTATTTACAAAATGATGAAGACCTCTAACAGCTCCTGTTAAATCATCTGTTCCTAATTGCTTCCAACCACCTATTTTTTCAGGTGTGCCATATCTAAATCTAACATTATCGCAGTCTATCCACTGCCCCTCTGCTGTGGTCTCTGAGATTTGTTTATTGATACCTGGTTGAAATCCTATTTTTTGCAACATGGAATACCTATATCACACATTTTTTTCTTAATAAATAGCTAGTTATTAATCTTTTTCACTTGTTTCAATCTCCATGTCTTCTTTTGTTTCTTGATTTTGTACTTCTTCGCTAAACTTAATATTCCAATCAGCTACTACTTTAACTAAATTATTTCCAAAATGTCTTAAAAAAACATCTGATAAATGTAGTTTTTGTTTTTTACTAATTATTTCAGTTTCTTCTTTTGAAAAAAGAATATCACAAGATCCATCTTCATATTGATTAAACTTCATGTTGTTGCTCCTTATTAAATTTTTCTATACCAAACAATTGTCTTTTATCCATAAACTCATCTTGGTACTTTCCGTTTTTATTAACATAATGTAAAAAAACCTGTGCCTGTCCATCACCTTTATACTCTTCTCTCCAATGTTTTAATTCCATACCTAAATAAATAGCTGCGTCTCCTATTTTTAAATTTAATGGAGTTCCATCTATAAATATAGGAAAAGGTGTGCCATCAGAATCTATAACCACAGTAGCACTTATTTCACATGCTGGACGATCTGTATGCTTTGGTAAATCTGCAAACAAAGTATACATTCTCCAGAAAGAATAAGTTGGTAATAATTCTAGATTAGTTTCTTTTTCCATTATATCTTTTTTATTTATCATAAGAGATTCCATTATAGGATCTCCATAAAAATTAGTATCTAAGATTTGTGACATTTTATTATCAAAACGATCTATATTCATTCTATGTTTTATAATGCAATGTTCTTTTAATAATAAAATTTCTTCTTTAGTAAGAAAATTTTTTATAATTTTATATTGAAAATCTTTTCCTAAAGTGCCCATGAGACTACCGAATATCTTGTTCCCTTTGTAATTGGTTTTACTGTATGATAATATAAAAAATTGCTTGGCCAAACAACAATTCTATTTGACACAACATCCATGACTTTTTCTTTATCTCCAAATTTAAAACATAAGTTTCCGCCTTCATAATTATCATTTAACATATAAATACCACTCAAAGTTCTTGGTGAGTGTGTTCCATGATCTATGTGCCAATCATAAAAACCACCTTTTTCATATTTTAATAATGAAATATCTGTTGTCATAACATCGTTATCCGGAGAAAATTTTTCTAAATAAGTTGAAAAAGAAGTGTTAAAACGATTTAAAAGAACATTACACCAATGCGTTTCAGTCATTGAAGGACTTGTATTAGAAAAAGTTTTTATGTAAGTTCTTCTAATATCAAAATTTTCTTCGTTGTTTCCACCTCTAATTACTTTAGATTTTTCAAACTTAACCACTTCACAATATTTAAGAAGATAACTTAAAGGTTTTTCAGGAAGCACATTGTCGTATGTCTGTATAAAATTTTGTATATCCATATTCTTTCTGTGTAAGAAAGTTATATATTATATTTTTTTATTGTAAATAATTAAAGTAATTCTAGAGGATGAAAAACGTTAATTCCTTGTGAAATACCGTAAGCTTCGATAGTTTGTCTTAAAGGAGTTCCATCTGACCAAGAAGTTTCCTCATCCCACATAGAGCCTTCATCAGGATCTGCACTAGGATCTGTCACTACAGTTGAAAGATCTAAATCTTTTAACCAATTATAGTAAGTTCTTACATCTGATGCCATAGGTTTAATTGGATTAGCTTCTAACCATTTAATTAAAGTTATAAGTTTGTCATCAACAGATGATTTTAATTGACTTTGTCTTTCATATAAAGGTTCTATAGTATCTGAATAATTAACAGTAGAACCATTTTTACTCATGACAAATTTAGTTCCTTTTTTTAATGCATCATAATCTTCATCTGAAATAGTAACTAAATCATAAGCATCATCGTGCCAATTTTTATTGTCATCATAGATAGTCTGATTAGCAGCCATTCTATATAAACTGTTTTCTTGGTTGTCTGAGTCTTTTGAAAAAATTAATATGGCCATAAATATTACGTTCCTGTGTTGTCAAATATTACAGCACATCCTCCGCTTCCAGAAGTTCCTGCACCAGCCGGAGACCCACCGTGATGTCCTCCAGTGCCAGGGTTTCCTCCAGTGCCAAAATCTGCTCCAGATATCAATGTTCTTACACTACTAGGAGGTGTTAAAGTTGCACCGGGTGCAGCTCCTGTAGTTCCTGTAGTCCCTGGTGATCCGTTGGCAGGTGCCCCTCCATTACCGCCACCACCACCGGTTACTGTTCCGATAGTTGCAAGAGATGTCGCTCCTCCTGCGCTTCCTGCGCTTCCTGTATGAGGATTACCACTACCTCCTGATCCACCTCCACCTATTGTGTAAGGTTGTGAAAAAGGAGCTGAGACAGGTGCACCATAATAACCAAATCCACCTTTTCCCCCACTTCCACCTGGTCTTCCATTATGGGCATGAGCACCACCGCCTCCTCCGCCGCCTCCAGCGTATAGGTATGCTCCTACAAAAGAACCATTTGTAGTAAAAGTTCCTGAAGCAGGACCTGCGTCAACAACTTTTGGTGTAAACATTCCACCACCAGCAGTTCCAGATTCGGCGCTAATAACTCTTCCGTCAGCGTCAACTGTTATTGTTGATGTTGTAAATGTTCCTTGTGCTGATTTAATTATTCTTGGCATTTAATCCTCCTAGTCAACCATTTCTACATAAGAAACGTGGTATGCTAAATCGTTAGCAGCTCCTGCTGTTACCGCGATTAAGTCTGTTTCATCTAAGTAGATAGGTCGTGCAATTAAATCTAATGTTGAATCTGCAGGTACTGAAATTGTACTTGCAATTTTATAATAAGTTGAACCATTGTCGTTACTAATTTCTACTGTTGCATCAACAGCGCTAGTTCCATCAATGTTTGCTAATAATATAGAATCAATTCTTACTGCAGTTTCTGCAGGTACGTCAATCATAGTAGTTCTGTTTGTATCAGATAAACTACCCATAGCATTTTTAGGTGTGATCGTTGCTATATTTACAAGATTCGGTGTTGCCATTTTTTATTCTCCTTCCGAATTAATACCCGAAAACTAAAGACAATGCAATAGCTTTTCCGTCTGTTGTTATTTTTTGTGTAGAACTAGTGCCATTAGCATTAGTTAATTTACCAACTCCTGTGCCTTTTGGCACCAAAGTAAGGTCTATGTTAGAGTCTCCACCAACTGCTGAAATAGTAGGACTATTACCAGTCGCAGCATTTGTTATATCAAAGTGATTGACCGCAGAGGCTGTTGTTTGAAATTGTAATTGCTCATTACCATTTTCATCTCTTATCCCATGATCATCATCAAAATCAATCATGAAAGAATTAGTATCTAAGTTACCACCTAATTGTGGTGTAGTGTCATCGACAACATCTGATATACCAGTTCCAATTGCAAGTGTTAATATGTTTGGATTTGTTGCGTCAGGACTAGCTGATGCGAAAACTATTTTATCACCTTTGTCTGATGCTGAAAAAGTAAACGTGGATCCTGAACCAGTTGCATATTTAAATTGTACAGTGTGAGAACCTGAAGTTGAATTTCTTAAAATATAAAAATTTTGAACATCATTTGGTATAGTTACAATTTGATTACCTGAAATACTACCTGTAAATTCTATCATTCTGTGAGAAAGTTCTGCACCAGTTGCTCCATCACTAACAGATAAAGCTGTAGTTTGTGCTCCACCATTAATATCTTTTTGTATAAATCCACCAGATATTTGTTCTATAATTTGTAAATTAGTATTAGTTTTCGTCCCCCATGTACCAGCGTTTTCACCAGTTGCCTGAAGTTCTATCCCTAAAGGGGTGTATGTTGATGCCATATTTTATCTCCTATGCGACGTCACTATAACTCGTATTTGAGCCAGTTGCAATACTTGTATACGATGTATTTGAGCCCGTGTCAATATTTTGATAAGCTTGAATAAATAATTCTCCAACAGAAATAGTTGAAGAAATACCTGTTAATCCCATAACAACAGGTGGACTTAAAGAACCAACAGAGGCTGTTGCAGAAACTCCTGTTAATCCCATTACATCCGCAGGTGATATTGACCCTATTGATAAAGTTGCAGATTGACCTGTTGGAATTACAATAGGACTTGAATTAATTTCAACACTACCAACAGAGGCTGTAGCAGAAATTCCTGTTAATCCCATTACATCTGCAGGGGCTAAAGACCCTACAGAAGCTGTTGCAGAAACTCCTGATGGAATTACAATTGGACTACTAGTAACTTCAGGAGACCCTACAGAAGCTGTTGCAGAAACTCCTGATAAAGTAAACGTAGCATCAATTACATGTGTTACAGATCCAACGTTAGAAGTTGAAGATACACCTGTTAATCCCATCACATCTGCAGGACTAATTGATCCTACACCTGATGTTATTTGTGAACCTAAAGCAAGAACTACAACTTTGTTGACTGAGTCTCCGTAAGGTTCTTCACCCCAACCATTTCTACCCCAACCTACAAGTGTTCCAACGTTTGCTAATTCTCCTATTGCAGAAGTTATTGATAGACCTGATACACCAACTACATCAGCACCCGTAGCTGATCCAACAGAAACTGTTGCAGAAACTCCTGTTGGTGAAACTATTGTTATTGGTGTTCCTGTTGCGGTTCCTTGCGAAGAGGTAATAGATAAACCTGTAGGCTCAACAGAATATTCAACTCCCCAACCAGAGTTATTCCATTGTTGTCTGCCCCAACCTTCAACGTTAAAAGATTGTGGTGTTCCTAATGCTGTTGTTGCTCCGGGTGAAGATAAAGAAACTACTATTTCATCATCTTGCCATGCATTGGCGCCCCAAGTATTTGTGCCCCAGGTTGATGCCATAAGGAAGACCTCCTTATGCTAATCTTATGATTGCGTTAGTTGCGTCTGCTGTTGGAAATTGAATAGTGAAAGTTCCACTTGTTACAGTTTTGTCACTACCGAAAGCTATTACAGCCACTGCTTTATCAGATTGATCGTCGTTGTAAATTAATGCACCATTAGCTGTAAAAGAAGCAGAGGTATAACTTACGTCTGCAAAATCACAAATAC